AGAATGGGTTGACGAAACGCATTGGTTGGATACAGAACCAGAATACTATCACATACACACAGAAGCCATGTGGAAAAGAATGGAAGCAAGAAGACAATTAGAAAATAAATAATATGATTACAGCAAACCCAAAGTGGATTACAACCACACCGTATTACGAAGAATTTTTACGCTATTACCAAATGGCTAAAACACAACAAGAAGAGTGTAACTTAGGTAGAATAAAACATGCAGACAGTTCTGTTAATGACGAACTAATGAAACACGTTGAACTATACGACGTGGTTGAAAGAAAGTACGCAGGATTTTCGCAGATTGTCAACGACATTTTTTATGGTTTTACTGAAGAACACCCTTACTGGGATAAAATGAAAGACGGTCTAATGACAAAACAAAGAGAGTTGATCTCTAATAACTGGACAGGTAAGCGCAGCGTGCACGGTTTAAGAGAATGGCTTTATTTGTTTTTGTTTCACAGATTAACAGGCTCTGGTATTAACTACTCGATGAAGCCCTCGGGGTATCACAACACGCTCTTGTTCGAGATGCATCAAGCTGACAATATTGCTCAGCTGATAGACATCATAAAAGGAGCCACTAAACCATTCTACACATCGGTAGGCTATCAGTTCCCAAGTTTTCCTAAACCTCAAGGCAATTACAAACGTGGAGGAGATTACTTCCTTTGCGAATTCGTTCCACAGCTTGCAGAAGACGTAGCTAACTTCTTAGAGCAGGGCGATAAAAAAGACTTGAGAGAAGTAGGAGACTTTATGTTTAAGTGGAACACAGACAGAGGCCTTAGAGCTTTCAGATTTCAGTACGCTGCATTTATTGCTGACATAGCTGATTGGTTCCCTGAATTCGTTAACCGTGAAAGTCCATTCTATTACGGTACGAACGCAAAGGAATGCGTTAGCTATTTAGCAAAGAAATCTACTAAAATGCAAGAAGAAACGTTTTTGGATTCAGTAATGATGAAGATATACGAAGACACTGGCAGTTATCCGTACAACGCAGAGGACGTAACGTGCGACTCAATTCGATGGATTGAGAACTACGTAAAACCAGGCGCAGACTACGATCACTTAGATTTCGATCATGTATGGAACAGCAGCGGTATTATAGACCATCCATACGGTCGACAGAAAGCAATGTTAGATCTTGGTCTTGTCCCAAGTTTTAACGGTATTACAGAACACCCTTCCGATGACAAGGTACTTAAATCACTTCTTATAACAGAAGAGCAATACAAGGACAGGGTACAACAACATTATAACAAATAATGGCACACACAACATCACAAAAACAAAAAATCTCTAACATCCATATTTTAGGATTGATTGGAGAAAAAATTTACTCAAACTGCATGCAGAATTCGGGTCACAAAGTCTATTTTAATATCGATCCTTTTGGATATAACGATCATGAAACTTTCTTTGATGAAAAAACACCGACTATCACTCAATTAAAAACGATCTCTCCTTATCACAAATACGATTGTTGGGCTATTGATGCGCAATCAGGTAAACAAGTAGAACACGCTTTAAAGTGCGAAAAAATGTATATCATATCTGTTCCTGTTCTATGGGAAAATGAATACAATGGTTGGTTATTAGAGGTAGAATTAAATGTACTTAAATCTCAAGAACATATAAAATGTTTACCGGGAAAAGAAACAAAATCTTTAATCATACCAAGATCTAATAAGTATGTTAGAAAGATTTATAAATTAACGCAACAAGAAGAAGATATGCTATTAAAGTATGCCGTATCAGAATACGCAAAAAAACCTTCTACTTACGTTAAGAAAAAATCAACAAAAAAAATACCAGCATAATGAGTGAAATTTTATTTCCAAACACTTGCGAAGTAGAATTTAAAGGCAAAAAACCAAAGGACTCTTGGATGCGAGATTGGTCGTTAGATCAGCGTATCGAAAAGTTCTTTGAGTTCTGCCAAAAATTCGACAACAGAAAAGACTCTTTGTTAAAGACAGAGTATCAAATTTTTTCTCATCGCTTGCATTGGCACGAGCACCCGTACTGTTACTACATGAGGGACAACGTTACAGACAACGAACTGCGAATGTTTTATACTTTGGTGTTTAGTTTTAGTAACGAACATTGGGGTACATTCATGAAATTGGCGAAAGAAGGCATTGATTCCACTAAAGATCACTTCGTCAACAATCGACATGCAAGAAACGACTTATTCCAAATTTATTATCCAAAAGGTACAGACGTTAAGAGTTGGTTGTTACACGGACCTAGAATTGCTGGTCAAGAATTGGCCTACGTTTTACAGGACGTTGAAGATGGTAAGCGTGGAAAGTACACAATGATGGAGTTTGCAAAGATTCTTGAAAAGTACTTTAAAGAGCATCAAAACTTTAGAAGTCCTTTGTATCCATGTAAGAACACTGCAAGATATATCGCAATGAGTTATCCACACTTGGTAGATCCCGAGTCTATCTTATTCGGTGGTACTGGTCACTTCGATGGATTGCACCAGATATTCGGTGGTCAGAATCTAAACGGTAAAGTTAAGTATAGCATCAACGAAGCTGGAGTATTCACACCTGAGAACAAACAGGCAGAGCAATGGTTGTATCAGATGGATCTGCTAGTGAATCACCCGTTAAACCCAATGACTGAACAGAAGTATCTGAACATTGAAGACAAGACCTGTTTCTTTTGGAAGCACATCGCAATCTCTCATGGTGAAAAGAAACCCACCAAGAACATACCTTACACTTGGATATTTCCAGACACTTTTAGTTTGGCCAAGCAAGATCAAGAGGAATTCTTAGAAGGTATACAACACAGAAGTCTAATGTATTAGGATCGTATAGTTAGTAAATAAGAAAGGGAGCTCATTTGGGCTCCCTTTTATTTTGTCTTAATATCTTATCGTAATTGTTACTACTCTTCGGCCTCGAGCTCAGGTGCGATTGGATTCACATCCCTGCGGTACCATTTGCCTGCTATATTCTCGTTATAGCTTTCTACTTCTAATACTCTTAAGGTCATTTGATAATAGGTCTCCCAATAACTCATCTGTTTCTTCGTGGTGCATAACCTTAATACTTCTCTAGTGAATGCCTCTTTGCCGACTAGTTTAATATCTTCTATAACCAACTTACTCGAACCGTAGTAGTCGGCCCAATTGCTTTCTTTGATTTCCTTTCTTTTCTTTGGGATACGGCCTGGTTTTACCCACTCTGAAATTTCCTTCTTTGTTAGGGTCTTTGTTAGAACGTTTCTAAGGATTTTTTTGCCGACGTAGAATTTGCCGGACTTATTGTTGGTAACTTTGTAGACGAATCCTACAGCGTTATCTGGGAAGTGATTTAGTTGAGTTAACTCTTTTCCCTCGCATAACCAATTTGACATAGACTGTTTTCTAATAAATATCTTAGCTATCCCAACGAATAACGAATGTAATATCTGTATTCGATGGAATGGGGTAGGGAGTGGATAATTTACCGACCAATAAGAGTTCGTCTGAATCATTGTACAATCCTACAATAGTTGCGTAAGGGTGAAAAGAGGATCCGGTTATGGCGTCTATATAGGATCCACTGGTGCCGTTCAGAATTGCGCTTGGATTTAGAGTGTAATTAAAGTCGTTTTCGTTTACATGACACTTAACTTCTGTTTGATACACTGTGGATTCTGCGGAGAATCCTAATCTAAAGGGTAGATACGAGGTAGGGTATGCCATATAGGATAAATATTAGTTCTCTCGTCTTTCCTCAGGTTGATAATGAGCTATTCTATTATGGTTTATTGGAGATGCCAAAAGAACCGCTGGTTTAAGATTGCCTTTTTTAGTCTCTTGAAACATATAACTCATCCAAGTTTGTTCGTATGGTCTTGCCCATGTAGTATCCAAGAACATTTTTTGATTGCCTCGCTTTCCGCATATTGTAGGCCAATTACAGTAGTATATTTCTCCTGTTATATAGCTAACTCCATCTACAACTTCTATAGAATCGAATTTTGTTCTTGGAGTATTTGAGTCCAATCCAGTCGTAGGAAGCTTATCGTAGTTTGGCCAAAATTCAGATCTTATATTTTGAGGTACGTTATACCAAGACACTTGAATATTATTGTCCATGTAAACTTCTGTATAAGACAACTTTAAAAAATCTATGTCAGAGCCTTCTATAATCTTTAATGCTGTATCGTACAAATTAGGAACATAATACCTAAATCCATTTCTACAGTATCCGCTTTGATCTGGTATATGTATTCCCATATCATCTTCTAAGAATATATAATAATCGCTATCAGATTCTTGGAAGTGCTGAGCGGCTCTAAATCGACCTCCGTTAATACCAGTGTTTTCGTTTGTTATAATATGCTCAAAATTATATTTATCGCACAGTTCTTTATTTGCTATTCTAGCCTCGTCGTTAGTAGAGTTGTCTATTAAAACATTTCTAGTTTTAGTTAACCACTTATCGTGTTGTAGCCAAGTTTGTATCGTGTGTTCTACTTGTTTAGGAAAATTAAATGTCAACATATACACCGACACCTTTAGATTCGATATGTCTACGTGATTGTTTATTCGTTTTTCGTGTGTCTCTGGTATTGGTTCTAAAGTAACATTATTTTCTAATAGAGCTTGAGCAAATTTAACGACCAATCCATTTTCGTCTAAAGCGTATCTTCTAAAAAACTCGGGTCTTAAATACGACATAATGCTAAATAAACTCTCTTCTGTTCCCATATAACCGGAATCCAAAGTATTATTTAATAGGTGCCAATACATTCCGTTTCCTTCTTTTATTGCATCTTTTTTACCACCAAAAAGACCTCCTCTACAAACGTACTCTACTTTTTGTTGAGCAAAAGTATTCATAGCTTCGAAATTAAAACCATGAATCTCGTCTCTTGCTTCGTAAGGGTAACTTAAAAATAAGAATGGATCTAGATGCGTCTTAATATTTTTTAAAACGTCGTGATCTGTAAAATATTTTTCGTAAACTGAATTGGTAATTCCTGCGTCTAACCATATAAAATACTCCGATTCAAATGGATCCCATATGGTTACGTTGTGCAACATAGAATACTTAGACATTACTATTGGATTGTACCACTCTAATACTGCTTGAGGACTCTCTTTCAACCAACCATTCTCTCCAGTTATATTATACCAATTTGGATCGTTTCTTATTTTTTGAGTTTTATCCCAAAAAGATCCATATAAATCTTTAATGTCGGATAGTTCTGTTATTTTAACGTAAGTATTATGACGACTTCTTTTTTCCCAAACCAAGTATTCGTACTCTTTAGGAATATGAATGAACATAGCTTGATCCATTTCTAGTATCTTTCTAAAATTCTCTATATACACGTCAAAATTTCTGCCTGGTCTACCGATGTTCCATAGGCCTGTTACAATAGTCAATTCGTGTTTTTCAATGCTCTCGTTATTTTCTTCTATGCAAGTTTTTACGTTTGCATTAGCTTGATTATCTTTAATGAATATTCCATAATCATATCTATCACAAAAAGTTTTGAATCCTTTATACTTTTCTAGAAAGCTTTTATTTGTCAAATTTTCTTGTCGATGTATCTCTAATTCGTTGTCAAACCAAACGCCTTGTTTAGATTTGTACGGAATAGCAATAATTAAATCGTTACATTTGTCATATAATTTTTCAACTAATTTTATGCCATCCTCTTCATCGATGTGTTCTAAAATGTCGCCTAGTATAATTAAATCGTAATATGCAAAATCAAAATCTAATATGTTCTGTACAAATACATTAGTATACTTTTCTTTTAGCTTATACTCTTCTACGTAAGGGTCAAAACCTTCCACTGCATCTATTTTATAAAAATACCCCTCAAATAAATTAGAGTAAGTTCCGCACCCTGCGCCTACGTCTAAAACGGTACTAGTTCTATTAAATTTATTTTTTATAAACTGTAAA